TTTCAAACAAAGTCTGAGTAGTAAGAACAAGGTCAGGATGGTCATTACCAACAGATACTGAGTTATACGCAGTAGCCATTTGTGCAAGAGTCAAAGCACCAGCGGTGTTTTCCTCATATGAACGCCAGTACTCGTTACCAGATGTTGCACGGTTGATACCGCCAACAGTTCCTGAAGCCTCAACGAGGTTTCCAAGACCGTTCCAGTCCTTGCCACTGTTGCCAGTTCCATCGGCGTAGAACATGCGGTTGAAACCTTCACGCATTGATTCTTCAGCCTGCATGATTTTGGCTTCCAACAAGTTGATGATTTCTTGTTCACCGTTGTTCTTGGCTTCTTCAATACCGCTAATTGCGATTGATGCAGCGTACTGCTTCCAATCGTATTCAGCAGCCGTGATGCCAGTTTGTGCGGTCAACGAGATTGAGTCATAACCACTGTACGACTTAACAGTTGAACTTTCACCGTAGATGAGTGGCTCAACAATCTTGGTTCCACCGTTAAGCATGCGGATGCGACCCTTATCCTGAAGGAAGTAGGTCAACGGGCGTGCCGTAAAGATGTTGTCCGTGAGTTGGTCACGATAGTTTGCGAGCGTTGTACTGAGCAACGCATCAAAGTTTGCATTAGACATTATGTTCTCCTAAAAGAATGTAGTAGTTTTTAATTTGCGCCCATAGAACGCTTGGCTGCTGCCCAAGCCTCAGCGACTGATGTAATGGGTTCAAAAGTTTCACTAGTTGTGTTAGCCGTAGCGGACGAACCACCCGATACCACACTGGCTTGCCTTTTGGATTCCAACAAAGAGTTTTCTTTCTGCTGTTGGACTTCACGGGCTTGCCGTTCTAGTTCTGCTTTTGCCATCATTTTATCAAACGCCATCTGCTTGTATGTGCCTTCCAAATCCGTTGAGTTCATCCGCAAAGCGGTTGTAACAACTTCATTGATATTGAAATCCTCATATTTGGACTTTAGTCGTTGAACTTCACGCTCAATTTCCTGCTTGGATTGATAATCCTCAAACGATGCAAGACGCTGGTCAAGTTCCCGATACTTTTGTTCCGTAGGGTCCAAAGAATCAAAATCTTCACCATCAGCAATCATTTCGCTAACAGCCTGACGACTGATACCGTAATGTTTGCTCAATAGGTCAATCGTGGCGGCAGGGTCATTATCTAAAGCCGATTGAAGTGCAGTAGCAAATTGAAACTGTTCTTTTTGCTGTGCAAGTTCTTGCGTCTTACGAGTATAATCTGCTTGGCGTTGATAACCAGCGAGTGCCTCACTTAGAGGTACTTCCAAATCCTCACCATCTAATTTGATTGGAACTCTATAATTAGAATATTCCTCAACAGATAAAACTGGTGTACTTGGGCTTTCTGAAACACCTTCTGTAACGGGTGACCCTTCGGGTTCCACAGACGATGTTGTTACGAGTTCATCACTCATTATATTATTTCTCCTAGAGTCCTAGTTGGTTGCTCTACATATGAAATTGCTGTTCCTTTATGCCATTGGCGGCATCTGTCCTTGCTGTGCAAGCATCGCTTGCAACATGGCAGGGTCACCAGTTAAGGGACCAGCACCTTGTTCAGCAGGGACAGGAGGGAGTTCTGGTGGCATTGGAGGTGCGCCAGCACCACCCATCTCAGGAGCCATAGGAGGTTGCTGTTGCATTATAAACTCGTCAGGGTTCTTAACACCAAAGCCCTGTTGCAGCACATAGGCGGCAAGTTTGCCCATGTCTATGATTCCTGCTCCAGCGAACGGAGCCATAGCGTCAACCATCTGTAATGCCATCTGTCGGCGGAAAGATTCGTTGTTTGGTTGTGTTGAACCAGCAACTACTTCAAAGTCAAAGTCACCTTCCAAATAGTCACGGTCAAACTGCACCCAAACAGGTTCACCATCTTTACCTGTAATACGGGCTACTTGCTCGCCTGACATATATTGTCTTGCTAGGGCAACCATGCGGCGACCCACTTCGCTGATGGCTTGCTCAACCATAGCCAACTTGTCAGCAGTACGAGCGTTGCTGGCATCCTGCACCAAAGCGGACTCGGTTGCGGTACGGCGAATTTCGCTAGTGCCGCCACGCTGTATTTCCGACACACCTGATACACGGTCAATGTCAGCAATAATAGTTGAGGTTTGGTCATAGAAATCTGGTGGGTTAATCACAGCAGGGAAGTTCGCTACAACACCACTCAGGGCTTCGTCACTGATTACTGGAACCATCACATTGTCGTCATCAGACTCCAATGCTTGGCGACCCATATTGTCAAACGCCGATTCCTTATACAGGTATTTGCGTGAATACTTTTTACGGTGATTCATCATTTGAGTTCGGGTTTCATTCAACTCTTTTTGCAAAGGTTCAATAGATTCCAAATCGCCAATAGGGTAAAAATGGTCGGGGACATCATAATTACGCAACATAACAAACGGCTGACCAAACGAGTATGGCATTGGGGTTGGCTTGACCAAGAAGTTTTCTGCACCTTCACAGAACACACTCATTGATTTTGCGGCAACATCATAGAACTCAAAAATTTCGGCGTAGCCTTCATTTTTGTCGTTAATTTTTTTGCGGCTTGGGTCATCGGCATAACGGCTAACAGCCATAATCTGCACTTCATCCCTAGCAACTTTGGTATAACGCTTATCGTTTTTAACATCAGCAATAGGGCGGCGGATACGCTGAGCAATCCATTTGATGTCACGCATGCTGGTGGCATCAGGGTCCACGAACACATCCATAGGGCTTACACGCTCTGCAAAAGGACTGTCCTCTAGGATTATGGTTGTGGATGTCATTTCTCCACCCTCTACAGGGTCGGATACTTCTGTTTCCTGTCCAACTGCTTCTTCTTCAACGAAACGGTATCCACTCTTAATCCAACCATGACCACAAATCAAAGAGTCTTTTACTGCACGGCGGAACTCGGTACGGATATCACGATGCTTCCACCAATAGTTGACAACCGCTTCAGCGATGACAGCGTTGGCTGCGTTTTCTGGTTTAACAGCGTTAACAGCAATCTTAGGGAAGTTAACTGAAATGTTTGGGGCAATAATGTTAACAGTTGCAAAAGCAATATTAACTAGCAGTCTGTCCTCGTCACGATAGTCCTCATATTGATGACCTTTATATAGGTCTGTGAGCCTACGCCAAACAGCATCATAACCTTCGTCTTTACGCCAACGCTTAGATGCTTCTAAGCGTTGCTTGTATGTTTTAAGTTGGTCTGCTGCTGATTTCTTAGCCATTATTTTGTGTCCTTTTGTCCTTCATGCCAACCAATATGACCATCCAGTTTGCTACCTATTTTGTCAACCTTAGTCCCGATAACCCGAAGAAGGACTTGCCCTTGTGCGTGTTGGTCGGTGTTTTCTTTACGAAGTTTTTGTAAGACAACCACGACTGGTCCCATGATGACGGCAACGATGATTGGGACCCATACGGATGAAAGCATGATTCATTACATCCAGTTCGTGACTGGCTCTGCGTTGTACCCGTTGATTTTAGCCTGTTCCACAGTTTGACGCTGACGCTCAGCGACAGTAGGACCATGAAAATCTTCTTTACCATAAGTGAATCCCAATCTGACGGTTTTAATATGACATGCAAAACAAACCTCGCCCCTGCGGGGAAGTTCGTCTGAAACAAAGGTTTTGTCACAATTTGTGCATTTAAACATCATAATAGTACTGAATCTGTTCCTAAGATTAAAAAGGTGTTCGTTTTCTCACATTATGGGAACCAAGAAACATCCGATTCTCACCCTGACCACTAAAAAGGTGTTGCTCCCACCACATTAAACTATTCTTTGGCAAAGAAACATCACCACGATATTCAGGCAACCAAACATACTTCAACATCTGGTTGGCAATAGCCAAACTTATAATTCTGTCATCATGTGGGCTACCAGACATACGACCATTCTCCTTGCGAACAAATGTTCGCAACTCGCCCAAAGTCTTAGCACACAATATGATTACACCCTCATCACGAATAGCGGCACTAAGTTCGTCAATAGCCAACGGCTTACTAGAGGATGTGGTACGCCAACCCAACACATCACTAGGGTCAGCACGGACAGCATTAAGGCGGCGTTGTTTATAAAGATTCTTATAACCATGTTTCTGTGCAGCCTTTAAGGTTGTCAGACCGTGGTTGTTGCTTTCAATACCCAACAACGCTGTGTTGTACCACCAACCTATTTCAGCCAACAGTTCACCAAATAAGTCAGGTTCAATATGTCCGTGCCAATGAGCAACCACCAGCCCTGTTGCTGCGTCAACCACATGGGCTGAACTGTAGTCACCATAACTGAGTCCTTCAGCGACATCGGCTCCAATCACATATGTTCCACCAGTCTCAGGATGGGACCAAACTTCTAGTTCACCGTTTTCTTGAAAACGGAACTCACCATTACCATCAGAATATAAATGATAGTAACCAACATGACCATCCTCTGGTTCCATGCTGTTTAGCATGTCAATATCAAAAACAGGGTTACCTGATTTGATGAACGCTTCCTCAGGGAAGCGTGGATATTCTTGGTGCATCTGCCAAGATTGCATGTTACGGCTTTTAGCCTCATACCAATCTTCGTTACGCTCACCATCAGCATCCCAAGGATAAAAAATTCCTTTAAACTTGTTAGACCCTGTTTGTGAACCAACCCATAGTTGATGAAAAAAGTTTCCTGAACCGTTAGCAGTGGACAAACCAACAACACGACCACCGACATCGGTAATAGGTTCAATAGAAGCCCACGCTTCCTCAGGGTTAGGTAAAAACGCCCACTCGTCCACAATAACCAAATACACCGACTCACCACGAGCAGGGTCGCTACCCGATGGCAAAGACTCAATAGCAGATTCGTTATCAAACATCATTTTAAGTTGATGGTCAGTAGTTTGCCTAGGTCCACGCTCTTTCATCCATTGTGGAATAAAACGGTAACCATACTTGCTTTTGGCAAGCAACTTTACAGATTCACGCTCGGTACGGGACAACATAACAACAAAACGGTCAGAAGCAAAGAACACCAACCAAAAAGCAT